TGAAACGTATTTTGTTTGGTCAGATGTAAATGTTAATGTATGCTGCATATTTCCTCCTATAAATAAATTATGTTTTGGTAAAATATAATTTATTTATTCTTATTTTATATATATATAATGTACTTTGGAGTGACCCAAAGTACCAAAAGTCATTGGGGGAAAGGGCGCTCCTCACTTCGTTCGCTCGCTTATCTCTCCCCCAAACCCCCTCTCTAAACCCATGTGTAGCGATAAATTTCAATGTAGTATTCTACATCGGATTTTTTCAATGTAGTGCATTATTTTTTTTATAACCACTACGTCTGGGTTTAGGGGTGAGGTTTGGAGAGGGGATGAGTGAGCGCAGCAACCGTAGGTTGCAAGGAACGCCCCCCTCTCCAACGTTTTTTGGTACTTTTGTACGCACAAAAGTACACTACGCCTCAGGATACCAATTCATGTCACTGAACCACTTTTCTTCAAGTTCTGATTTTTCGATACCCGTTGGCAAATCGCTTTCATCGAAATACGCGTAATAATTATTGTCGTAATCACGCTGAACGGCGGTATATGTAGCCTTTGCGGTCTGCTTATCAATCGAACCGCTTGACGGCTTAGTCTTGCCGCCGACATTTGACGCAAAGCTATATGAACCCTTGTAATATCTGACGTATCTATATGAGCCATCCGACTTCAAAATTCTCCATGCGACACCGAAGTACACAGTGTTTGTATCGTTTCCGACCTCGACAACACCGTTCTTCTGTTCAAGTCCGCGCCATGCCGCGTCCACCTCCGGCGGAATGTCAGCATTCGTGATTTCATGGCCGAGCTTTTCGATATAACTTGTTGTTTCGTAAGCACCGTTGTCTGCGTCAAATGTATCCGCACCGCCCGCGTCTGTCGGGGCGATTTCAACGATACCCTTTAAATTAACTCCCTCGCCGTATGTTGTGCCCTCCGCACTGTCCGATACGACATTGAAAAATGTGTATTTGTCTACACCGATTGTTGGTAAAGGTTTTTTCATATTGTTTCTCCTTTCGATATTTCGATATTTTGATAATTTGGGAAAAAGTTTGCTGACAGGTTGCCCATTTGCAGGGAGTGGTGCCGTATGAATATACTGCCCCGACCAAAAATAGGTAAGATGTCAGATAAAGTTTTTTCCAAAAATCAAAATGTTTTGATAAATCTCATAGTTTTATGATATGCGCGCTCGCCGTCCTGCTTCGGAACGTCCATCGAAAATTGCCGACACCAGCCGTCACTCGTCAAAAGTTCATTAATCTCAATGGCAAGCTCACCGCACTTTTTCGGCAATCGCGCCCATATGTCAAGCTGTATAACTCCGTCCTGTAATTGCTCCTCATTGTCGTATGACAGCGACACAGACTCCGTCAGATTATAAAAGCTGACTATCGGCAGCTCGCCATAGCTTTCGGGGTGCTGATATACAAGTCGGCAGCTTAGATTTTTTAGGGATTTCTCCAATTCTGTATTTATGTCAAGCATTTTTTCCTCCCTATTTCAATACCGCATTTTTAATCGCTTCCGCAATCGCGGCTTGATTATTCATCAATGCCGGCACTAAAAACGGTCGTGCCGCCATTTTGCAAGTGCCGAACTCCACATATCCGGCATAGCTTGCGCCGGCGGAAATCTCCGCCTCATTCGCGGACGATGTCGCGGTAATCGACGCGCGCAATGCGCCCGTATCGACGGGGCATGAACCCCTCGCGCTTTCGGCGACAAGCTCGCCTGCCGCCTGCATTGCAGCGGATAAGTCCGAATTTATCCCGTCAAGCATTCCCAAAACGCTGTCCGCGCCCGAAACGGTAACATTAAGCATTCTGCTCCACCTCACATCTGACCACAGCCATAATTCCGGTGGCGCGGCGCTCGACATAAATTATCCTGCAAAGCATATCGCCCGCCTTAACATATCCGCCCTCGCGGATATTATCGTTTAGCGCGCAGTAAAGCTTGAACCGCTTCACCGTTTCCGCGCCGAAATCCATATCGGTAAGTCCGCCGTCATACGGCTGAATATCCGCCGCGACCATGCATACAAGCTCCGTTTCGGCTTCGGCGGAATATGCGGAGCTTTTCGTCAGACGATAGACCTCGACATTTGTGTCGTAAAATTGCTCGAACACATTCTCAATTCCGCTCACGCTTCCACCTCCGATTTCGTTTCCGATGTCAGTTCGGAGGGAACTTTTCCCATGCGATTTACGAACGGTTCAAGGCGCGATATGTAATTTTCAAAGCGCGGCAAGTCGTCGAATTCGACGCGTCTGTCGCCCTCCGTCAATGCTTTCACAGCTCTTGTTTCGCCGCGCGCGCGGTATAATTCCGCCGCAATCTGCGCAATCAAGCCGTAGAGCTGATTTGGAACAACCGCAATCCTGCAATATGCCGTAACCGCCGCTGCGGTATCGTTAATCAAAAACAGCAGCAGCTTATCCTCCGACTCGTCCGATATGCCGAGCAGCATTTTTGTATCAGCCAATATTTCAAGCTCCACTCTTTCCACCTCCAATGCTCACGCCCAAATTATCCAAAGTGTAAATCCGTTCATCACGCCGCCATGTGGACATAAATTGCATTCTTCTTGCTGTTGAGGACGAACGCGTCATAATAAACTCTGCCCTCGACAAGCCAGCCGTTGATACCCGGCGGATTATCATGGATTTTGTATTCGGAAAGCTTAATCGGCGCAGTCACCGCCGACTGATTTGTGATGATAAACTCGACATTTTCGGGAAGGTATGATTTCGGCACAACGACAATCGGAATACCGTCAATGATACCTACCTGTCCCTTAACAAGCATTTCCTGCGAAACGTCGCCGTTCTTTACGAAGCTTGGGTCTTGCTTGATATTTCTGAAAAACGCGCTTGAAACGAACGCAGTGCAGCCGACAATCGGAACTTCGTTCTCAATTAGCGCGGTTGTTCCGTCAAGGAAAAGCTCGTGCGCGTTCTTTGAAGTCACCTCGCCGTGAGCCGCAGTTTCAACGCTGTCGCAGATTTTCTTTAGGCGGTACTTGTCGATTTCTGGGATAATCACCTCGCGGATTTGACGCTGCAATGCAAGACCTGCCGCATTCGCCATTTGCGTGTCATCATAGTTTCCTCTGTCGATTGTGAATGTGAAGCTTCTGTCTTGTGAAACGGTCAGCTCCTGAACATTGTTTTCAAGCTCTGCCGGAGTGCCGTATCTTGAAGTGCCAGTACGCGAATAGTCGTTCATCTGCGCGGTCGGGATTGAGTACACGTTCACGGTTTTCGTTCCGACGAAATCGTAATCATTGTTTACCGCCGCCGTTGTGAGCGCCTCGCGCGCAAATCTTTCGTCAATTTTTTGTGCATATTTGCTTGCAAAATTTATAGCCATATTTTTCTACTTCCTTTCTTATTTAAATAGCAGGTTAAATTAATAGCCCAAGCCGCGCAGGAACGGGTCGTATTCAATCGAGCCGGACGCGGTTCTCGGAGTGCAGCCGCGAAGCTTTTCCGAAATAGCCGCCTCAATCGCCTTTAGAAATTCCTGCTTGAATACAGCGATGTTGTCCATTGTTTCCTCCTCATCGCTGCCGCATAGAAGCTTTGCGAATGAGATTGGCAGATTTTCATCTGCGAGAGCCTGCTGCGCTTGGAATTGAAGCTTTTCCGCAAGATAATTGCTGCGCTCATCTTCAAATGCGTTATAGGCTTGATTGTCGTAATCGGGATTTTCGGCATAAGCAGGCGGAGTTTTTAAATCCTTCGGCTTTGCGTCGCTGTTGTCGCGATTACGTCTTACCATAAATTTGTTTTTTGTCATCATAGTGACCTCCTTGTATTTGCAAAAAAGATTTTTTTGCATTTTTTTAAAATATTTTCTTATTTTATTTAATTTTTTAATTTTTTATATGTACTTTGGAATGACCCAAAGTACCAAAAGTCATTGGGGGAAAGGGCGCTCCTCACAACTTTCAGTTGTTCGCTCGCTTATCTCTCCCCCAAACCCCCTCTCTAAACCCAGAGTTATCAATAGCTTTTAATGTAGTGTACTACACTGAAATTTTCTGATGTAGTACATCGCAATTAAGTTTATCGCTACACATGGGTTTAGAGGGTGGAGTTCGAGGAGGGAGATGAGCGAGCGAACGCAGTGAGGAGCGTCCTCCTTCCTCGACACTTTTTGGTACTTTTGTGTGTACAAAAGTACATATTAAATAATTAAAAAATAAGTAAAAATTTAAACTGAAAAAATTATTTACTTATTTTTTCTCTCGCCGCTAACTCCGCTTCCTCTTTGGGATCAGTCACGAACGATAACTGCGAAAGCAGCGTTTCCGCAGTAGCGATACCGCTCAAATTATTAATCATCTGCGATACCTCCAACTCATTCACAGGCAGATTTCGCGTGAACACAACGTCCACCCTATGCACAGGAACATAATCCATGCTCCCTCTAAGCTCCAAAAAATGATTGTACAACTTAAATCGCTGCTTGAGCATTCGCGAAAAATATCGCTCCTTGTTCCTGATGTGCTGCTCGAAGCCCATCAATTTGTACTTAATCGCGACACCCGACAAATTATTGCCAAAGCTCTCGTCCGACAAATCGGGAACCATACTGAAACGGTGAATATCCTGCTTGATATTGTCGCGCAGAACCATAATATCCGACTCCGACATAACCTTTGATAAATACTTCGCGTCCGAACCCTCGTAGCCCATCAAAATTCGTTCCTCGCGCAGCTTCTGCGCCTGCTCGCCATCAATCTCGATATTGTTCAAGAATAGGAACGAGTCCACAAATTGCTCCTTGTCGTTCACCCTGTCCGACTGCAGCACATTGTACGCGTCAATCAGCGAAATCAACTGCTCGAAATCGCCCTGTTTCTCCTCATTATTGCGGTATTCCAAAATCGGCACCGCGCCGAAATGGTGCGGTTTAACGCTTGTCAACTCCATATTATTGAAGCTGTCCGCCGTATTTTCAAAAATATACACACTCGCCGCGTCGCAGACAATGCAGCACGTCCCCGTAACTCTGCCGCTGATGTCGAGAAGCCTGTAATAATGCACGCCGAACAGCGGATTTTCCGAAACGCTCGTGCCGTACACAACAAAGGTGTTCATCGGACTTAGGCAAACGCTTCTCGGCTCGGCGTCCTCATTCGCAAAAATAAGCTCATAGCTTTTGCCGTAAATGCTCATCTGCTTTTCAAGCTCGCAGTCGATATGCGCAATATCCTGCGTGAGATAGCAATTCTTAATCGGCTCGATATTGTAATTTTCGGAGCTTGCGTAGCTCACGGGATTGCCGACAAGATAGCTCTTTACCATATCCACGATATATTTCGCATGATTGCAGACAAGCCGATTGTTCGAGGTGGTATCGCTCAATTTGTGGCGCGACTTAATTTTATGCTCGCCCAAATAATAATTTTTCAGCATGGTTAATCGCTCCTGCTCCGATTGGTGGCGCATAATCAGCTTCGATAAAATCTCCGATGTGATACCGTCCTCCAAAACACATTCATCAATAATCATAATCTTAATTTCTTCCTTTCCACAACTCGCGCTTTTTTGTGATTGATTTCTTCTTCAAGCGCATATCTTGCCGCGTCTATCGTGTGATTGTTCATGTCGGGATAGCACGACTTAAATTCGTTGTTGATGTCCTTTTCAATCGCATAGCAGCAAAATTCGCGTTCCGCATTGGGACAGCGCTTGCTGTCGATAACGATTTCGTCAAGGCTCTGTAAAAATTTAATTCCGTATTCAATGCTGTCGGGACCTTTTTTCGCGCCGCGAACGCGCAGACCGTACTCGCGCAAATCGCGGATACTTTTGGGTTCGGCGCTGTCGCAGACGATGTAGGAATTGTAAATATTTTTCTCTGTGATTTTTTCCGCCGCAGCGGAATTTGACAGCCCGACAGCGAAAATCTCGTCAAAAATATAGAGCCTGTTTTTGTGGTAATTGCAAACCAGATAAACGAACGGGTCAGCGGCATAGCCGAAATCTATTCCGCAGTGAATTTTATCGAACGCGGCAATTTCCTCGTCCGTAATTTGCCTGACCGTCACATTTTTGAAAACCTCGCCGCCCGTTCCGGTGACCTTGCCGAGATATTCGTGGGCGTATAAATCGGGGTTCGTGCGTTTGAGATGTTCCGCCTCAATAAAGAATTGCTTGCCGAGCCAATCCTCGCAGACGTCCAAGTAGACGCTATGGTGGACAAGCCTGTCGGCGCGCTCGCACTTAACCTCGCGGTTTACCCAACTGCGTTGGCTTTTGGGCGGATTATAGGAGTAAAAGACGGTGAATTTGCTGCCGCCGCGCATGAGCGATTGGTTGATTGAGCGTATTTCCTCCATGCCGCCGAACTCGTCAAGCTCCTCGTACCAAATGTAGGCGATATAGCCCTTGTCCACCTTTGTGGATTTGAGTTTTTGCGGTTTATCCGCGCCGCGAAAGAGGATTTTCTGACCTGTTTTCGTGTAGGTCAGCTCCATCGGGCTGTATTTTATCTGCCAAGCGTCCTCGACGCCGAGCTGTTCAATCGCCCAGCGAAGCTGCGAGAATACGCTGTCTTTGAGGTATTGACCGACCTTGCGGATAGCGACAGCGTTCGCGTCGGGATTTTTCATAATGCCGAGAATAATTTCAATGCTTGCGAAGCTTGATTTAGTGCTTCCGCGACCGCCGCAAAGCCAGTAATGCGTGTAGGCGTGGTTTCGGATTGCGTCGTGAACCGCATAGAACGGCGGCGCAATCAGCTCCGACAATCGAACTGTTTTCTCCATTTTCCTCACTCCTTTGTTCTTGCCGCCCGTCAGTCTTTCATCAATGGACGGCTTCATTCCCCACTTTCGCAGGCACATTTCCTATCCCGCAATATCGTCCACAATCACGACTTTCATGCCGCCGTCATGGCCGCCCTTGTCGCCGAACATACCCAAATGCTTGCCAATCAGCTCGGCGGCTTTCATCATTTCGGAGGTTTTGACCGACTCATCATCGCCGCGCAAAACGTCCGTAAGCTGTTCAAGGATTTCGGTTTTCCCTGCGATTTTGCGTTTTGCCATAGCCGCACCTCCTAAAATAAATCGAACACCTTGTGCAGGCATTCATCATCGTCGTTCATGTAGAAATGCTCGGGCGCGGTTGCGCCGCATACGGGGCATTTCAAGTCCGAGTCGGTGTTGTAGAAATCGCCGTAATAGCCGGTTCTTTCAAGCTCCATTGCAATCACCGCCTGCGGGTCATCGTTTCTGTATTTCATATTTTACCTCTTTTCTATCTTAAAAAGATACTTTTGTCCATGTTTTTACCCCAAACGTGGAATGTGAAAACATTTTTTCTTTTTTCTAATTGAAAATTTTTTCAAATTTTAAAATTTAAAATTAAATTTTTATATTTTCTTTAATACTATTATGT